CCGTAAAGTACCCCGCACTATAAACCACCTGATAGCTTCCTGTGTCGTCAGCCATGAATGGAGCAAGCAATCCTGTCTGCCGCATGATAGGTTTCAACCAATATTCATTGATCCGATACAGGATAGCAGATGTAGAGCCTCCATCGTTCCTGTCGATTCTTAGAGCGTAATCAGTGCCATATACAAGTGCGGTAGCCGTAGCACTGTTGGTAGTCACATTGAATGCTCCTGGAGCGGAACCCCAATATCCAGCACTGTCATAGACTACACTGATAGGAGCGTAGTTAGGGTTAGTGGGGTTAGGATACACTGGCCTATGACGGAGTAACAACTTCTGTGTGTTAGTGCCATCATAGTATTCTGTCCGCGTCTTAAAACTGAAATCCCTATCAAGGATTTCCTCAATCCATCGGGTAGTCCATTCTGCAAAGAAGAGCAGTTTCTTATTTTCCGATGCATCACAGTTGTCTATCTCTAAGACGGTCTTTATCTCTGCTAAATCAGAGAAAATCATAAAGGCTCCTTAGAGAAAGAATGTATTAAAAACTCCCGCGTGAGTGAAAGGGTAAGGCTCACGCGGGAGGGTGCGAAAGGGAAAGGAGGACAAGTCCACCAAGGTAGCAGACAAGGTTATACGCTCACGGCACCCGAACCTGGGCTGAGTGTGAAGCCCCCACCGGAACCCGTGGTTTTGTTCTGGCTCACAAAGCCAACCTGAAGCGATCCGCCGAATTGCACGGTAGTCTCACTCAAGGCGATAGCACGAGCATAGCGACCGTTCTGGGGCCTCTGGAAAGCAACCGCCACAACGAAGCCGGAAGCTTCAGCCAAGCCAGACAGCGGAGCACCAGAGTTAGCACCAGTCTGAATGCTACCCCCAAGCAACCCGCCGAGAGTACCACCGGAGTTAATCCAGACGATACCACCGGAAGCAACATCGCGGGGGAAGCGTGCCAACCCAGAAGTCGGATCAGTGTAGTTGCCGCTCACATCAGTATCAGAGGTCTGTAGCTGCACACGGAGTTGACCGCTAGCAGACTGGCCTTGGATCACAACATTGCAGAATGTATCTGCATTAATGAGATCCACACTCTGGCCAACAACAGCACCAGAGTTAACGCAGACGCAAGCACCAGAGGCAACCGGCGAAGAGACAATAGAGGGCTGTGTAGCACAGGTGCCCCCGATGTCTACAACCAAATTGGCACTCAGTCGCTTGCGAGACAGCAGACGCTTAGCCTGCCGAATTTGCTTGCGGGAAAGCTGCTCCCTGCCCTCAAGAGAAGGGCCGACAAGGAACAGGTCAAGGTTCGTATCCACTATGTATTCTCCTTTTAAGGATTCAAAGGTTCAAAGTTCTGAAATACTAATTCGATACTAATTCGCACAGAATTAGTATTACAGGTTCACCGGGTCCAAATTCGTGAGGAGGGCGAGGGCCGCTTCATGACGGACAGCGATATCCGCACTGAGGATACCACGAACCCAAGTCTGGTCGTTCACGAAAGCGGTATCACCCACAGTCGTAGCCGCAAACTCAATAGCCCCGAACATGCCGATGAGGATATCCGAGAACATCCCACCGAGCACGTAGGTAAGGCTAGTGCTATTGCCCTTGGCCACAACCTGAGAAACCTGAGTGCTCTTAGTGACCGGATAGCCGGCCAGAGCGGGCTTCATCATATCCCCCGCATCGCGGAGAACATCAAAGAGGAACAAGCCAGCCTGATCGCCCTGAGCAACCGCATCAGCCCGAAGCTGGTAGTACTTGTACAGAGTCTTGGGACGCATGATCCAGCCTTCAAAGGTCGCATTCGACTCTTCAATGGCCGCTACCATACGGTAGATGTCTTTACCAACAATCGCGTCACCATTAACACCCGGAGCGGAGCTAACGATACGATTGATATTTGGGTTGTTAATAACACCACGCGGACGGGTATCTCCACCCGCACCTTCAAGACCGGCGAGATCAAGGCCAAGAGCAAGGCTCTTAGTCATATCGTCGCGGATCAATGCTTCGGCGGCAGGAGAAGCAAACCGGACCAATTCATTCGGCATCTTGATGAGGACTGCAAGCTTCTTGGCCTGCAACGTCACTTCACCAGTACCGATGTTGCTATCCGTGATCGGAGCGTTTTCACCAACCCAGTAGGTGGTAGATGCCATCGTCTGGCGGGGGTACTTCATGCGTCCTTGTGGAGGAAGCGGCACAACACGAGCACCCGCATTGATGAGGGCTTCTTTGTTACGCAGGAGTTCGATCAACTCACCCTGTTCCGGGGGAGCAACCAAAGCACCGCCAGTCAATTCATCCAGCCAGCTAAGGGTTTTGGCCCCATAACCTTTGGCCTGTAATTCCTTGCGTCGAATCCAACGCATTTCCTCAGGATCAACACCCCGCATGCTCTCACGCATGAGGGACTTCATCTCAATCTTGGTCTTCGGCTCAACCCACTCATCGGGGAAGAAGCTAGTACTAAGGGGAGCAAGGAACGTATCACGTCCCTGACGCCGGCCAGCAGCGTAGTTGTATGGCTCACCGAGGCTCTTGGAACACACGGCGGGATGCAACTTGTTGTGCATCTCCAATTCGACCTTGGCGTTCTCAGGCTCAGTAATACCTGTGAGAACACCAAACATCTTGATGAAGCTAAAACCACGAGAGGTCATCGGGTCTTCGCCCTGTCGGACGCCGGGGAGTCCAAACACATCACTAGCATTTGGATGATTGCCTGCCGGGGTCTTCTTCATAACATCAACCAGATCGCCAAGCGACTTGGTAAGGGCCTGCAAGCCATCACTGTTAGTCTTGGCTTGGGCCTGGAGTTCCGCCAGAGCGGAGTTCGTATCTGCCATCTTCTCTGTTCCTTTATGGTTAAGGGTCGCGTTCACAGTCAAATAAAAAAGGGGCCTGCGGTTTTCCGCATAGCCCCTTAACAGGCTGCGATGTGTTAAGCCATCTCACCGGGTAATTAGGCCGGTTATGGCCTGTCACAGCTATACGGAAGTCGTATAGCCCCTTGTATCCTAGATCACTCTTAGACTCTCAATCCTGCCAATGCCTTGACTTTGCTTGCCAAATCCAAAATTGCCTTAGTCTCCTGAGCAAACTCTTCCTTGAGTCGCTTCACTTGTTCCTCTTCAGCATCAATGGATTTACTACCAGTCTCATGTTCAACCTTAGCATTTTCTTTGTCTTCCTCTTCCTTGCTGAACGGATCAAGGGCTTTAGCAAGTTCCGTAGCAAGGCTCTTCTGTTCCGGCCCCATGTCCTTAGACTGATACGCTTCTTGGAGGAATTTCATACAGGAGATCACGGAGCGGGATTTCTCATCCTCTTTGTCCTCTCCTGTGATCTTGTCTCCAATGTATGCTCCAGCAACCCCGCCCGCAGCACCACTCACAGGAGTAAGTTCGGGAGCAAGGGCTTCACCAGCGGCAGCACCTACAGCACCACCAACGATCTTGCCCTTCATGGTCTTGGAGGCAATAGATTCGTCCTCATACATATCACCGTGCTTAGGGTCCATAGCCTTCAAGGCTTCTTGGAGATTCTTGTAGCAGCGGTAGGCTTCCATCCTATGTAGATCACCATAAGACTTCTCAGCTTCCAAGCCTTTGAGGAAAGCAGAGGTTTGATTGATGGACTTGAAGAATAAAGATTTCTTCTCAACGTCGGCTTCCTTGATAGCTTCCTCAAGAGAGCAGCGATAATCAAACGTCATGGCGGGAGGATTGTCGAATTCCAGAGATTTGCTGCAATCAGCACACTTACAACCTTCACCGTGCATGGATTTCTTGTGCTTGATACGAATATCTTTGGCATTACCATTCATGGACTTTTCCTCTTTATTACCTTTCCTCATGCCCTCAACAACATCATCTTCGGAGGGACGTTTGATTTTGCCGCTATCACCTGCTTCAGAATCCTCTTCCTCTACGGATTCGTCGCCATCCTCTAAGCCCTTGCTTTCAAGGGGAGCATTGGCATGAAGATCAGGATATTCCGATTCAAACAGACCCTCACAGTCTTCAAGTTCACTGACAAGACTTTGAAGCTTTTTCTCAAGATGCTTCATGACCTTGGGGTTTTCACCTAGTT